AAGAATAGGAGCATAATGACAAGTATATTAAAAGTAGACACGATACAGGACGCAGACGGTAATAACATTATCAACGAGAGTGGTAACACTATTACTATCGGTGCATCTGGTGATACAATCACAATTCCATCTGGTGCAACTATTACAAACTCTGGAACAGCTACAGGATTTGGTTCAACTAACGCATCAGGTTTTTTAGTAACTAAATCTGCTGATCAAACTATATCAGCAAACACATGGACACAAGTTACTTTAGATCAAGAAATTTTTGACACTGATAGTGTTTTTGCATCAAATGCTTTTACAGTTCCAAGCACAGGAAATTATTATATGTTTGCTCATGCAAGAATTAATACTATAAATGCTGGTAAAGATGCACAAATAGCATTGTATAAAGGTGGTTCTTTTTGGTCAGGTATTATGAATGATAGAGTACATGCAAATTCAGATGGACATGAAGTATTCATGCATTTTGGTGGTGTTATTTCTGCAACTGCAAGTGATGTAATAACACTATATGCAAGAGTACAAGATAATTCTGAAGTTGTATCTGGAGCAACTGGTGGTACACCAACAGGAATAGAATCATATACAGGTTTTGGAGCATTTAAATTAGCGGAGTAATATTATGGCATTAACTAGATTAGGACCGAATCAATTAGTAAACTTAGCAAGCAATGTTACAGGAACATTGCCGGCAGCTAATGGTGGTACAGGTGCAACTAGCTTTACTGCGGGAGCTTTAAATAAAATATCTTCAGCAACAGCCAGTGCTAGTGCAAGTTTATCTTTTAATTTAACAACAGCTACCTACGATAATTTTTTACTTGTAGGTCATAAGATAAGAGCTGCTACAGATGGGGTTGAACCTTATATGTATTTTTCTGAAGATAGTGGTTCTTCTTATTTAACAACAACAATGTACTCAGGTAGAAATTTTATAGCACTAACAGGTAATGCGACTACTGGGACCGAACGTAATGATATAAGTGGTGCAGTTCAATTAGGAACAGATTTAGGAAATGATAAAGATGGTGGTTGTCAAATTTGGTTGTATGGTATGGCAAACGCATTTAGTGGTGCAAATAAATTTTGCCATTCAACATGGGTAGCAGGTCATCAAACAAATGATTACCATTGGGATACAGGTTTTATTTGTATTGGAGATAATGCAATCAACAATGTTAAAATACAAATGTCATCAGGAAATATAACATCTGGTGTATTTACTTTATATGGATTGGTAAAATAATGAGTAGACATAAATTAGTAGATGGAGTTAAAGTTAATCTTACACCAGCAGAGGAAGCTGAAAGAGATAATCAAGAGCAAACATGGCTGGCAGATAATCCACCTTTTGCTATAGCTATGAGATCTTTAAGAAGAGATAGAAATAGACTTTTAGCAGAATCAGATTGGACAGTTTTACCAGATTCACCAATAGCTGATAAAACAGCTTGGCAAACATACAGACAAGAACTAAGAGATATAACAAACGGGTTGACAACTGTTGAACAAGTAGAAGCTGTTACATGGCCAACTAAACCAGGAGCGTAATAAATGCTCGGTTTCAATGCCATATCTGCTCTTCCAATATCGAGCACAGTATTTGATCCTAACGTTACAGTTAACGTAACAGGAAGTCCTTTAACACTATCTATAGGAGCAGCATCAACACTAGCAGGAGCTCTTGTTAATGTAACAGGGAGTCCTTTAACAGCAGCTACAGGAAACGTAGTAATTAATGCTGCAGCTAACGTAACTGTTGCAGGAAGTGGACTAACTTTATCTGCAGGAAGCGTAGTAATTACTGCGGCTGCTAATGCGGTTGTAACTGGAAACCAATTGACGTTGAACACAGGAAGTGTTACATTGATCGGTAAAGCAAATGTAACGCCTGATGCAACACCTTTAACTATAACTGTTAAGGATGCAACGGCAATAACATGGAGTGAAATAGATCCAAATACTAATAGTGTTTGGGTAGAAATAGACCCGATTTAATATGGCATCAACATTTTCAACAAATTCAAAATTAGAGATTATTACAACCGGTGAAAAGGCTGGTCTTTGGGGTAATATAACTAATACCAATCTACAGATATTAGAGCAGCTTGCCACGGGTTATCTGTCTTTAGATGTGGCCTCTGCTGATGTAACACTGGCCTTGGACAACGGATCAACATCTAATGGTAAAAACATATACTATAAATTAACAGGAACATTAGCCGCTAATAGAACTGTGACTATGCCTAGCGGTGCAGAAAGATATTTTATAATAGAAGATGCAACAAATAGAACTACAAGTAATTTTACATTAACAGTAAAGACAGCATCATCTTCTAATCCTGTAACAATTGCTGCAGGATCTATTGTAAGTTTAATATCTGACGGAACAGATACTACAGAATCTATTTTACAAAAAGGGTATTATACAGTTAACTCTTCATCTGTAACTGCATATACTGCGGTAAAAAATGATCAAATAATTGCAATAACAAATACTAACCCTATAACAATTACATTACCAGCTTCTGCGGCTACAGGAGACGAGATAACAATAGTAGATGGTGGTAACTTTTTTGCATCTAACAATCTTACAGTAAATAGAAATAGTCACAAAATAAATGCGGGAACTTCTAATTTAGTTTTAAATGTTAACGGTCAGGCAGTAACACTTCTTTATGTTAACGTGACTGTTGGCTGGGTATTGAAGTCAACTAACCAGTAGGAGCAAAAACTATGGCTCTCATTGATTTCAAATTTAAACCTGGAATCGACAAACAAGATACCACTGTCGGTGCAGAACAGCGTTGGATAGATTCAGACAACGTTAGATTTAGATATGGACTACCAGAAAAAGTTGGTGGTTGGTCTTCTTTAGTATCAGACACAATAGTTGGTGCAGTTAGAAAACAACATTCTTTTGTTGATTTAGATGGTAATAGATATGTTGCGCTAGGTTCTGATAAATTTTTACTTATATATTTTGAAGGGCAACTTCACGATGTTACACCAGTAAAAGCTACTATTAGTTCTGTTGTTATGTCTGCTCAAGATGCAACACAAGAAGTATCTTTAACATTTTCTTCAGCACATAATTTAGAATCAGGTGATATTATTTTATTAGATAATGTAACAGTTCCAACTGGTATTGGTCTAACTGATGCTGCTTTTGAAGATAAATTATTTCAAGTAACAAGAGTAACATCATCTTTAATTGCTATCGTAACGGGATCACAGACCACAACCGGTGCAGCGGGTGGTGGATCTTGTGATGTTATACCGTATGAAAAAGTTGGTCCTGCAGCTCAGTCTTATGGTTACGGTTTTGGTATTGGTAATTTTGGAGGAACAGTATCTGGAGTTGCAACAACAACTTTAAACGGTGCTTTAAATGCGGACACTGCTGGTACGGGAGGATCTGGTACATCAATAACTTTAACATCTGTTACAGGTTTTCCAACAGGTGGTGGAACAATAGCAGTCGGTAATGAATTAATTACATATACGGGAATAAGTTCTAACGATTTAACTGGTATTACCAGAGGTACAAATGGTACAGCAACAGCTGGTACATCAAATGGACAAGCACATAGTAGTGGTGCAACAGTTACAAACGCCACAAACTTTTCTGGTTTTGGTAGCGCGGTAAATGCATCGACTGTAGTTTTAGAACCAGGTCTTTGGAGTTTAGATAACTTTGGACAAGTTCTTATAGCAACTATTGCAAACGGTAAAACATTTACATGGAACGCCGGAGCTGCAACACCTTTATCAAATAGGGCATCAACTACAACATCTGGTTTTGAAACAGGAAATAATCCCACTGCATCAAGGGTTACGTTAATATCACCAACAACAAGACACTTAATACATCTTGGAACAGAAACAACTATTGGTGATACAACCACACAAGATGATATGTTTATTAGATTTTCTGATCAAGAGGGTATTAATATTTATGCACCGTCTGCCACAAACACAGCGGGAACACAAAGATTACAGGACGGCACAAAAATAGTAGGAGCGTTAAAAGCAAAAGAAGTTATATTGATATGGACTGATAATGCTTTGTATACTATGAAATTTATAGGTTCGCCTTTTACATTTAGTTTTGAACAAGTCGGCACCAACTGTGGTTTGATAGGTAAGAACGCTGTAATAGAAATAGACGGAGCTGCTTTTTGGTTAAGTCAAAAAGGTTTCTTTTTATTTGATGGTACAGTAAAATCTCTGCCTTGCACTGTAGAGGATTTTGTATTTAACAATTTTGATACCACAAAAGGACAACAAGTTTCAGCAGGATTAAATAATTTATTTACTGAAGTTACTTGGTATTATCCTTCAGCTACATCTTCATTTAATGACAAATACGTGGTGTTTAATTATGGTGAGTCTTCAGGAGTTGCAGGAGGTGTTTGGTACACAGGCACAGAAGCAAGAACAAGTTGGATGGATGCAACTATATATCCTAATCCATATGCAACTAAATATAACAGCACGGCCGACGGAACATTTCCAGATGTTATAGGTCAAGATGGTTTAGGACAAACAAAATATTTTGAACATGAGGTAGGAACAGATCAAGTAAACGAAGATGGATCTACTACGATAGTTTCTTCTTTTATAAAATCGTTTGACATAGATTTAGAGAATAGACAAAAAACAGCAGAGGGTAAATCGTCTGGTCCTAAAATAGCAGGTGAGGTATTTTTAGCTGTTAGAAGATTTGTGCCTGATTTTAAAAATTTAGAGGGTAATTCAAAAGTAAGTTTAGCTGC